TTTAAGTATTGAGAGCTTTTGTTTGATTTCATCTATCATAGTTCTCCTTATAAAATGTGTAAGACGCCATCTCGGCGTTTCGGCTATTCAAGCCTCTTCAGTTACACTTGGCCACCATGCTGGTTTTTCTGTATACTTCCATTTTGCAAATCGCATCTTATCAGCAATATAATAATTACGATAAGCAGTAATAGAATCTTCAGTCTTATACTCTTCAGGCATACACTGTGGCATCTTAGTATAGCCAACATCTGGTAGACCATCAGGAGATTCCGACAGTTTGTCTATAATCTCTTGCGTCTTATGGATTTTGCCATACCGTCTAGTGTATTCATTGCATAAGCCTTTACCTAAGCTCACCAACCACCTATAGTTAGACGAAGAATCGCCTGCCCATAACGTTGATGGATGCTTTACGTGAGTAGGTTTGTAAGGAGTATTGTCTGATCCATATCTTGCTTGAACGGAAGACAACATCTGTGCTGTTTCGATAATCATTTTACAAACATGTTTATCACAATGCATGGCTGCTGCTACGTATGGATCTGCCGCCAAATAGAAAATATTCATTTAAACTCCTTTATGTATTTTGCATATAGAAATCTTGCTTGATTATCTTCAAAGTCGAAAGTGTATTCTGTCATTTCTTTATACACAATCTCCCACCACTCTTTTTCTCCATACCGCTCTTTACATACGGCATACATCGTTGGGTATCTCTCAATTATATACTTCTTAACTTGATTGAAATACACAGATGATGGTGGTTTGTTGTGGGGCTTTACTTTATAACCTTTGAATGCATGTGTGGAAACACTTGATGCTTGTTCTCCAGCCATTAAACCTCCAATAATAGTTGTTTATAATCAATAACTTAGGAGATAGTAGCCTAACTCCCTGTCAAATACGCCATCTCGGCGTTTCGGATATTAAATCCTCATCAGTTTGACTTTTTCTTGTTGTGCTTTTGAATAAAATCGTAAGTGTCTTTCTCAGCAATACTAACAGCTGAAGTATCAGGCACTAGCTTTCGCTGTTTCTTTTGCTCTTTCATAGCTTCAGCTAAAGAGTCTTTTACAGCGAGTTTACGATCTTTATTTTCTTTAGTTGTTTCCACTACGATAAATTTAGTCATTAGCGTCTTTCGTGAATGTAGATATCAAAGCGAGTTCCACCAGCTAGTTTAAGATAGCCACCATATCCATACTTGTAGCCATTCACTGGACCTCTAGCACGAATGCTTACACGATAGCGAGGCAAACCAACTTGCTCGCAGCTCTTATCAAAGCGAGCGCGATAGCCTTTCTTAGCATATCCATCAGCCATTGCATTGCTTTCGTTAATAGCTTTTACAGCCGATTTAATGGCACGTAAAGCAAGCACATCTTCTTCAGCTGTTAATGTTGGTAATGTTGCTACCCAACTTGTTGATCGTTGTTTATTAGATTTCATAGATCTTCTCCAAATAGTTCATAATATTGTTCTTCAAGCTCAAACACTCTTCCTTTAGCAAGAGCTACAACGTAATCGTCATACTCTTCTTGTGCTAACAATGTCTTAACTTGCTCTGTTAATACTTTTTTGCGATTACGCATTCTTTCACGTTGTGCAATAATGTCCATTTGTTTTTCCTTAGTTATAAGATTGTTCGTAGTCTTCGTCTTCTTCCTCTTCGTCTTCGCCATACATGTCGTCAGTCTGAATTTCAACTGAGTCTCTGCCATGACCAAACCAAATAAGACCATTTTCATATCCACATTCGAAATCTTCTTTGAATGAGACTATATTGCCTCCAAGTAGATCGTTATGCGGATGGTCAAAGTCGATGTCATTCATCTTTATGCACCCAATAAGACCTGCGTCTACAGGATACCTATTACCTCTGGTGTCGCGATAGAGTCCATCGCCCCACTTAGTATTAAACCATGCGACTTTGGTGCCGTTATTGAGCACCATAAGACCGTTATTGTCTTTACCAGTTTCACTGTCGTAAGCTTTTTGGCAAAACTCATCCCAATTATCGTGCATTACATAGCATAAGTCGCCAATCCAATACTTACCTGCTGGCATTTGTGCTAATTTATTTTCTTTCATAATGTTTTCCTTATTCAAATAAAGTTGTGTCTATCTGTGGTCTGTTTGTTCGAATGTAGTTCGTTAATTGTTCTTTAGTCGGTTCGCGAAACACGCAAACGTCAGTCCAACCCCCACCATAGAATCTTCCATAAGACATATAAACTAGGTATTTCATAAACTTATTAGAGGTGTGCTCTTCATAAATTTCGTAAACCTGTCCATCTGGCAATTTGTTTACGGCAACCAGATCGCCTACTTTCCATTGTTTCATAGTGTTCCTAAATAAGTAATTATGCCAATAAAGTATAAACCAACAGCGGCTGCTTCTACTAAGATTAATGGAGGATCCTTTTGAAGGAATCCTGCCACTGTCCATAGTAAGCTGCCTATAAGGCTTAATACAATATTTAACGGATAAATGTTGAAGCTAGTAAGTGCTATACCTGTTAGACACAAAATAGTTCCTAACCATTTGGTTACGGTAAGCCATTTCTCCATGGTTACCACCAAGAGTTATAGTAAATTTCACGTCCAACATCTAAATGCGAACGAGCTTTATCAATAAACGCTAAATCACGAGCTTGTGACTCATCATTAGGTGGATTATTTCCAAAGAACATCCCAGTAGTGCTAGGAAGCTTACCGTATAAAACAGCATCTTCTAGTCTATCTAAGTCTTCTCGTGTAAGACGAATAGGTTGAAGATTAAATTCACCTTCACCACCTTTTGAGTGAAATAACTCTTTCATCCATCCATGGAGATCATGATGCTTTCTCCAATAGAAAATCTCGACGTTGTCTTCTGGACTGTCAGTATCACTAGTCATAGTGAGGTCATCAATAGCGTTATTTTTGGCGACGCTATGCGCAAACATATCTAATCCCATAATACTCCTTTATAAAATGTTAAAGACGAGTGGCAGCGTTAGCATCGCTAGTCGGCCATGTGACCACTCGTTTCGGCTATTAAAGCCTCATCAGTTTAACTCGTATTCAGTAAGTCTTACAATTAAACCATCAACTAGCAACTCAGTTGCATAGCTTGTAGCTTCCTCCTCTTCAAACATTTCAAGTGTTGTCCAAGCTGAAGCTTCATCAGTTTTATATTCAACAGTAAATCTACTCATTTAATTCCTTATATTAATTTAACTCATATCGTTTTCATCACGAATACCTAAGAATGTCGGGAATCGTGGAGCATCTTTCATACCTACAGTAAAGTATTTATACTTCAACGTAAGTCCAATCATCTCATCTTTCTTTTCCCAAAACTCTTTACGCTCTTGTGCAGTGTATCCACCACCAACACCGAACTCAATACCTTCTGGAGTACGGCACATAAACTTACCTAAAGAGTTCTTTGGCAATTGTGTTTTGCCATGTATTTCTTCTACGTAGCTTACGATGGTAGCTTCAGCATCACTAAAGCGTTTCACTTTCAGTAAATGTCCTTCAGTTACGCTTGATCGTCCAAGTTTGTATGGACCATCTAATGAACGTAGCATAACACCTTCGTAGCCATCTTCAAGCCATTTCTCTTCAAGAACGTCTAGCTGAGCAAGATCTTTTACTTTCTTGTGTGGCACAATCTTTACGTATTTTGGTACGCCAAAGTCTTGCACCATCTCTTTCGCCAAATGTAAGCGATCACTAAAGCCTAGTTCTGGATGATAGTAATCGAATACCATAAACGTAAACTTTGGTTCACCATCTTCTGACATAATACCAGAAGTAGCTTTACGGAAAGCATCAGTCGCAGTTGGATCACCAACCATAAGTTCGCCGTCCAATCCATTAAGATGGTTGTTACCAATAATAGATTGTACAAACTTGTTTCGAATAGGTTTACCATTACGACTTATTGCAGTACCATTACGAATAGTGCAACGAATGCCGTCAAGCTTTGGCGATGCGAGTTTAGGAAAGACAAGCTTTGCTGGATCGCATACAGATGCTAACATTAGTTTAAATTCAGTCATATTTTCCTTATAATTAATTGTACAACATTACTTCATCGACTTCTACTTTATCTAAAGGAGCAAGTTTTACTTCAATAGTATGATGTCCTAAAGAGTTGACTGGTTGCCTAGTAACTGCTACAACTAGGAAGTTATTTCCTGCCATCTCTTCATGAAACTCAAACTGTTTAGTAGCTTTCTCTAAATCACAATCGTAGAATTTTCTAAACTCTTCGATTAGCTCTGCTCTAGTAGCGCCATATTCTTTAAATCTTACGTGTTCTCTAAATTGATTATACATTATTTCTTACCTTTAAAATCTGTATCTTTATAAATGCTATACTTGCGTAAAATAAAAGCTAGTATAACGTTGATGGTCATAATAACCAGTAATAGTGTTAGTATTATCATATTAGAAGTTGTGATCGTAGTAAGCGTGAGGTTCTACATCTAAGGTAAATCTCATACCTTTGTAAACCCATCTATTTGGATCTTTCTTTCTACGTCTAATACGGATTACACGATTGTTTGGATTTGAAGTGATTACTCGAGATCCAAAATGAGTGCAAATGGCACTAAAGCCACCTGCTACAAACTTTGGCATATCGTTAGGATCATTTTCATGGTCCATTTCACGAATTTCCAAACAATTATCACTTACAACTCGCAATACTTCATACGGATTAACATCTGACCAAGCATGATGCATTGCGTATAATTTGCCATTTAGAAAGTTGGCTCTCATTTCTTGTATATTCATAAAATTTCCTTATTAAAATCAATAACTTACGTGATAGTAGAGTCATTGGGAATACATTCTAGTGTAAAATGCATTCCAAATGGCACCTTGATTTTCCGCTCAAGATGCAAAAGCGTGCGCTTACCCGATCAAAGGGTAGAGCGAATAAGCGCTAGGTTGTTTTCACTTTCGTGATGCTCCAACCAGGCAACTTATTTGGCCATCATAAATAGGCCGACGTTACTAAACGCATATCCAGCATAAATAATAAAGTTACCAACAGCTCCCTTACGAAGCTGATCGATACCAATTAGTAAATACACTATACCGATTGCGATAATTAAATACTTCATTTCCATTTTATTTCCTTTATAATAGTCTAAGACCGTATCACTACGGTTTCGTCGTTACCGACTCATCAGTTAGACACAAAACCTAAAATCGCACCCAATGGGAATACGAATACACCAACTACACGAGCTAGTGTTTTACCTGTAATTTCTTTTGAAGTTACAAGTTTTACAATATTCATAACGTAGCCAACAACTGCTACTACGAAGATTGCTAAGATTATAAGTGCTGTAATAAATTCCATTTAGTTACTTTCTATGTATTGTTTAATTTTGTCTTTAAGTTCTACGTATGTTTTTGCAAACACTACTGAACCATCTTGTAGTACGAAATAGTATTTCATAGTTTCTCCTTTAGATCTCAATTGCACATTCATCTTGAAGATAATTCTTCTCGATAAAGTCTGTAAAGCGATCATCAATCCATGTGTATGGATCGTCAGTTCGAGCTTTAGCTACACCATAAGGCATCTCACTTGATTCGGTGTAGATTTCAAATAGTTTATCGTAAAGTTCGTATGATAAGCCTTCGCCATATACGAAGTCAAATAGATCTTTCTTGTAGAACTGTTGAAGTTCTTTGAATTGTTCCATATTCATATTAATTTCCTTTATGTGTAATAATTTCAATTGTACTGCCATTTGCTATTTGCATAGCATAAGCAAGTATGTGATACTCTTTACCGTTTACTTTATATGTAGTAAACAGCCAATCGTCCTGGATTAACCCATTCGACAAACATTCCATGTTTTGATAGAATTTGTCCGATTTTTGGGTTGATACCAAAGTCCCAGTCTGGGATGGCGTGTCCATCGTAGTAATCACACCAAAGATATGATTCTGGATGCTCACCATCAATGCTGAAGTTTCCATTATCATCAGAGTGCTCATATACAGGAACGCCAATCTTTTTCAATTGATTGTATGGTTTAATAAAATCTCTTTTCATAATATTTCCTTTAATTAAATTATTTTAGCGATAATATAAGATGTAATCACAAAGAAGGATATACACATCGCAATGGTCGCTATCCATTCGATAATTTCAATCATAGTAGGACTAGTGTGATCCATTATTTCTTCTCCGATAGAGGTTTCATAATGAATTCAAACGGAGTAATACCTAACTCTTTAGCACGCTTAACAATGTAAGCAGCTTCTGAGCGATCTACTTCGCCAACTGGATCTTTCGATTCAATAATTCCACAATCGTCTTTATGACCTAAGTTTTTGTTTAATCGATTTACTTCTTCGATTCGTGCTAATGCACTTGTATAGATACTCATTTAATTTCCTTTATAATCTAAGACTACCTTTCGGTAGTTTCGTCCTTACGGACTCATCAGTTAGATGCTCACGACTTCTTCAGCAACTACTGTTACCAAATTTCTATCGTAAACGTTGTCATACTCAAGTTTTACTCGTTTATGTATTAGTAGTGCTAAAAGAAGCATGATTACGATTTTCATTCGCAATTTCATTTACTTCTCCTTTAATCTAAGACTATTAGTGGATTTTGGAGATCCGGTGGATGTGCTCGTCGCACACGCTCAACGATGTTCTGTTGAATTTCACTTGCTAATAGTTTCGTCGTTACCGACTCATCAGTTAGATGTACCAAAGATTTGTTTAAAACCTTCGATAAGTTCTTCATCTGAAGCTTTGTAGCACCAGAATGAAGTGTCAGTTTCCATGTGAATCATAGAAACCATTTGCGGACGTGTAAGTCCATTGTAAATCATTTTATTCATATACTTCCTTTAAAAACTCATAATTTCTGTTTCAACAACAGATGCATATTTGCTATGCAATTCTCTTTCAGATACTAAAGCTAGAACTTTTAAAGATCCTGCAGTAATACCAATTTTAATCATAACAGTATTGCTAAGACCAGAAGCTGCACCAGCTAAGGCACCTAAAGGGCCAAGCAAAGCTGCACCAACTAATGTACGAATAACTGGTGATTTATCTTTAGATACTTCATCGATGATTTGTACTTTTTCAATCTTTTCTTCTATTTTGCTAAATAAGCCTGTGTGAAGAGTAACACTGTCAGAATCCACATTAGTTGCAGATTTTTGAGCTAATTGATTGTTATAAGTTACGCTAATAATTTTCATAATATTTTCCTTTAATTTGAATTAGTTGAGGAATTTTACGTTTTCCTCAAAACGGATAAGTTCGATTACTTTTACATCGTTCTGCATATCACTGGCTCGATGTTACTTTGCATAAGACTACCTTTCGGTAGTTTCGTCCATAGAGGACTCATCAGTTATGCTGATTTTACAGAATCATAAGTTTGTTTACTTACGATCATCGTAGTAATCTTGTCAAAGTTAGCGTCTACCCAAAGCGATAATTTGCTTGGATGGTTGTTACTTTTGAAGTAAGATTTATCACGAATATTTTTAGATTTTGAAACTTTCGTTTCTGATCCATTAGAGATTAAATAATAAAACATAGTTTTCCTTTTAGTTAGTTTTCAATTTTTCTAATTGAGCTTGCAATTTTGCCATTCTTTCAGCAATTTTACTTTCTTTCAATTTGATACGTTCTGCTTTCTTAGCTTCACGTTCTTGACGTTTAACATCATTTTTCAATTTGTTAGCGTTTTTGATTTCGCGTTCAATTCTACGGAACTCGCCTTTTGCGTCTTCTGAGAATTTAGCGTTTTTATAACCTGCTGTTTGAATTACATTAGATAATTCTTTAGTATCTAAAGTTTCAACTAATACAGCTGTGCTTACAATTTGCTTAAGTTCTGTTAATACGAATTGATTGTTTTCAAATGTTACAAGTAGTTGGTTTTTCATAATATTTATTTCCTTTTAAGTTAATATGAAGTTAATACAAAAGATAATATAATAAGTATTATTAATGTTAATATTCCAGTAATCCGTTAGGATATTCAGTCATATAATGCTAATAATAACAACCAGTAAATCTACATAATATTATTCCAGTAATCTCGCCAGTTATCCTTGCGGATATTCAGTTATAATCTAGAGATATTCAGTCATTTATAATAATGCTAATAATATATAATAAGATAATTCAGTCAATACTTTACCTATTTCTTCTATTAATGGTTCCTGAGGCACAAAAAGTCCTTTAGAATCAATAACTTAGCCGAACTCGTAGAAAGTCAGTAGAAAAGGTATACGAATCAATAACTTAGGACCCAATATTTCCCAAATAAAAGTCCTTTAGAATCAATAACTTAGAACTGCACCCTAAGGGCAGAAAACGTATATAAATCAATAACTTAGAGGTACCTAGCCTATGCATTTCCCTTAGGTACACTAATAGAACCATCTTACGTGAAACCTTAGGTACACTAATAGATGGATCCTACGATGGGTAAGATCATAGAGCATTCTCTAGCCGATCCATGGCATGGAGGTAAGAACTTGGTGAAGATTATGAGTAATCAAGTTGAATCAATGACCACTACATCTTTTACCCACCAACACAATCCAGACATAAACCATAGGGATAATAACCTATAAAGAAAACGCTTAGGTACACTATAAGGAAGGCCGGTGGATGACATACCTATAGGCTATACTATAAGAGACTATAGGATACCTTAAGATATGTACAGCATAGATTCCCTATAAGAGTACCTATAGAGATACCTTAAGAGTCGCTTAGCATGGTATCCTAAGGGATAGGTAGTAAGTTATATTTATAACTACTCCTATAAGACTTAACTACACCTTAGTAAAGTCAGCCTGACGATGTTTAACATACCTAATATAAGAAAGTAAAGATGAGCACAGATAATCCATTAATGCAATCTATTAACGATATGCATACTAAGTTCGGTATTAAATATAACGGTCCTCCACGCCATATAGAATATGCTGAGAAAGCTTTCCGTATAGCTGCATTACAAGAGGAATTAAACGAATATGCCGAGGCAGATAGCCTAGTAGAGCAATACGATTCTTTGTTAGACTTGATTGTATTCGCCGTAGGCACGTTAGAACGCCATGGTATGCCCTTACAAGAAGGTTATGATATTGTAATGGCTTGTAATATGGCTAAGGAAGTAGGTAATAATCCACAGAAAGGTAGTAATGGTCGTGGTAATTACAAAGGTGTCGATTTAGTTAAACCTGCTGGTTGGACTGGTCCTGAGGATAAACTTACTCAGGTGCTTGTTTCCGCTACTACAAAGGAAAATATTTAAGATGAGCAAAGATGTTATGAATGAGCAAAAGCACTATACCACAGAAAAGTCTCTTAGCGATTATATTGCTAGAGCAGTAAGTAATAACCCTGACGCTCAAAAACGTTTAGTCAAGGAAGCTGCACTCGCTTTAGATGAAGAAATGCGTTCCTGCAAGGTTGCAACAAACGACAAAGTTTTGTTTGAGGCAGGAAAAGCTCCAAAGTTTGACGGTGGAAAAGCACCGATGCACTTAATCCCTGTACGTCCACTTAAAGACGTTGCTGAGGTTTTAGCATTTGGCGCTGAGAAGTATGGTGCACAAAGTTGGCGTGAAGGTGAGATGATTGCTTGGTCAAGAAGTTACTCAGCGATTCTCAGACATCTAATGGCCTTTCACTCAGGTGAGGATAACGACCCAGAGACGGGCAGGAGTCATTTGGCCCATGCAGCATGTTGTGTATTAATGTTGATTGAGCATACTTATGTTAACCCTAAAGGTGATGATAGGTTTAAAGATAACGCTACATTTAACAATAAGGTAGATTAATGATACTAGGAACTAACCTACGAGTAAGTGATATTAGGAAAGCTTTTACTCAATGTGAACCTGACGAGAACGGCCTATTAGAGATTGCTAATGCATCTTTTATAGCAGATGAAGATTCCATATTTGGAACTGTCAATCATGAGTGGAATGCTAGAGAGCTACAGTGGTACCTTAGCCAGAGCTTATCTGTTAAGGATATACCTGAGCCTATACCTAAGATATGGAAAGATGTAGCATCTATTAAAGGTACTATCAATAGTAACTACGGTTGGTGTATTTATAGTAAGGATAACGGTTATCAGTATAACGCTGCTGTTAGTGCTTTAGTATATGATAAGCATAGCAGACAGGCTGTAATGATATACAATAGACCTACTATGCACGCTGATAGTAAGAAGTTTGGTATGAAAGACTTTATGTGTACTAATACAGTGCAGCTTATTATACGTAATAATAGGTTATACTACCTAGTCTACATGAGATCTAATGATGCTGTATATGGATATAAAGGTGACTACGCTTGGCATAAGCACGTGTATAGACAGGCCTTTATTCAGTTATCTACTGAGTATGCAGGTCTAGAGGCAGGTCCTATTATTTGGAATGCTGCTTCACTACATGTATATCCACGTCATGCTGATCTAGTTAAAGCTCATGCTGATTCTTTAATTTAAATACTTATACTGCAGCGTACAGGCACGTGACATCTCATTTGCGTGTGCCCTGCAGGAAGTATGCGGGCTATCCGGAAAATAGGCTATTTTGCTTGTTACCCGTTCTTCTGTGTTTTTTAAATGTGTAGTGTTTTCTGGGACTATCCAGGCATACTCCCGGGGACAGCACAGTTTATATACATACCTGGGAGCGTAAATACGCGCGCCCGTGTAAGAGTTCTTTGAGACCTTTTGCGCCATCCATATTTGCGTTTTGAGACTTGCTTAGTTTGCTAAAGATTGCCTCTACTTTGCTCAAAGCCTCCTGCGCCATCCATATTTGCGTTTAAAAGAAGCTAACATATTTAGGAGTAGTCATGAAAGGTGATGCTAAACGCAACACACAAGACGGAATGACCGATGCTTATCAAGCAGCAGTCGCTTTGCAACCTCACATCGATTCAGCATTGTTAGGACTTCCTCCTGCAGCGCGAGGTTTGATGGAAATTGCAATACCGCTAAGACCTGCATCTTGGTGGAATCCTATGTATATCCAGCAATTGCGCAATCTATGTGAAGCAATGTATCTTTGCTCGTTCTATCATCGTAAAGAAATGGACGCAGCACACTCTCAGAACATTAACGATGCTATGAAATTCAACAAACTTGCCAACTCAAAGATACCTGTAATACGTGCGATTCAAGTCACATTACAGCTAACTCCCTCAAGTTTGCACGGACAAGCATCACAACATACAGCTGGTTCACAGGCTGCTCAAGAGATTGCACATATACTAAGCGACGTGAGTGATTTGTATGCAACCTAACAAAAAGCCACACCCGTTCTACAACTCGGAAGAGTGGCGTCGCGTACGTAGGCAAGTGCTTGCTCGTGACAAATACGCTTGCGTTCAATGTGGTGTAAAAGCCGATAGAATGCAAGTTGACCATATTTACAGTCGTAAGGAATATCCTCAATTGGCACTAAAAGTGTCGAACTTGAGAACCTTATGCCCAACGTGCCATGCACATCAACAAACCTCTTTTGGTCGCAAAGCCGATTACAAAGAGCGTCCAATAATTAATTTAAACGGTTATCCAGAAGGAACTGAGTGGTGACATCAGAATGGTTTGACTATCCTCCAGAAGTGATAAAAGCGATTAGGTCTGGCCCGATCCCCCGGGAGAGAGATTTCTCAAAGATTAAATGGGATCAACTCACAGACGCTGAGAAGGTTATCTTGTTTATCGAGACAGAGTGTAAAGTTCCTGAAGGCGCTTTAGTCGGACAACCGATTAAGCTTTTGCCTTTCCAAAGAGCTTACATAAGAGCCATCTACGATAACAAAGATAGTGAAGGTAATCGTTTAACTCGAACCGCTATCCTCTCTATTGCACGCAAAAATGGTAAAACAACGATTGTTGCTCCATTAGTGCTTGCTGCGATTATCGGCCCACTTGCTCCAAAGAACGCACAGATTATTTCTGGTGCTCAGTCAAGAGAGCAAGCTGGTATCCTATTTACCGCTATGGCAAAGATGGTTGGACTCAATCCAAACATGTCTAAGCGGACTCAAGTAATTCCATCCGGCAAGCGCTTAAAAGGCATTGCCACAAATACAGAATATAAAGCATTAGCAAAAGATGGCCCTACAGCCCAAGGTTTATCTCCATACATTGCAGTATTGGACGAAACAGGTCAAGTAGTAGGTCCACGTGATGCCTTCATTGAAGCTATTACCACCTCACAAGGTGCGCATAAAGACCCAATGTTGTTTGTGATTTCTACACAAGCAGCTTCTGACGCAGATATGTTATCCATTTGGATCGACGATGCTGAGCGTTCAACAGATTCATCAATTGTGTGCCACGTTTACGAAGCAGATAAAGATTGTAATCTATTGGATGAAACTCAATGGGCCTATGCAAATCCCGCCTTAGGACTTTTCCGATCAAAAGACGATTTGAAACAGCAATTAGAAAAAGCCTCCAGGATTCCCGCCGCTGAAGCAGCTGCAAGAAACCTATTGCTTAATCAACGAGTATCATTACTCACGCTTTTCATCTCTCCTTCTACTTGGAAAGATTGTGGTAAGCCCGTCGAAGAAGAGCTGTTTAGAAATAATCCCGTACATATCGGATTAGATTTATCTTCAAGAAACGACTTAACTGCTGCAGTTGCCTCTGTGCGCGATCCTGAAACAGGTGAGGTGCATAGCATGCCATTTGTGTTTACTCCATTAGACACGTTAAGCGAACGCAGTCAAACTGACCGTGTGCCTTACGATCAATGGGTGAAGGATGGCTTTCTCTATGCGGTGCCTGGCGCCCACTTAAACTACGAAATGATTGCTGATGAGCTTACTGCTCGTATGCAAGGATGGGACATTGCTTCCATTAGCTTCGATAGGTGGCGCATTGACGACTTTAAGATTGCAGCTGAGAAAGCTGGTTTTGCCCAAGAAGCCGAATGGATTCCTGTTGGCCAGACCTTTAAGGACTTCTCACTACGCTTAGACGGTTTAGAGTCTTTGTTGCTACAAAAGCTCTTACGACACGGTCGCCATCCATTATTGAATATGGCAGCATCAAATGCTATTGTGATTACTGATCCAGCTGGTAATAGAAAGCTAGATAAAAATAAAAGTTCTCAACGTATTGACCCGTTAGTCGCTCTTTGTATGAGTGTCTATTTGTTGAGTGATGCTAACTTAGCGCAAACAGACATTGAATCAATGATTATCTAAAGGAGATATAATGGATTGGAGAGCTTATTTTACAGCAGTGCCTAGATTTCTTGAAAAGGCAAATCCATATCACAAACCTAGAGGTAGCTCACAAGGTGGCCAGTTCGATCGAAAGAACGGCTGGGACCTTATGGGCTTTGACCACGCCGGTGTTCAACCTACCGCCGCCGGAGGCGGAGGCTCAGGGGGCGCCGGTGGTCGATCTGATTTCAACTCCTTACCGGGAGCTAAGCAAGAATATCTCGTAAAGCAAGCTCTTTTAGGGGCGATGAGGCGAGGTGGGTCTGTAAATGCTACTGCACTTGCTGCATCCGTTTCACAGATGACTGGCACTCTACAAGGCAAGGAATTAGCAACAAACGTTACTAATACAATTAAACGCCTTCAACAGCGTGGTGAAGTTACCATAACTCTTACCACTCAACGCATTTCAAGCGAAGGTGGTCATTGGGTTTATAAAGACGTAGCAACAGGTAAAACTGTAATTAATCCTATGACTGGTAAACCAGCTAGAGGTAGTACTATCTCTGGGCCAAAAGAAGTGGCTACAAGAGATGTACATAGTATCTCTATTACCGATAAAGGTAAAAAAGGATTAACTAGAGCAGAACAACAAGGTGTTACGTTAAACCAATCACTGTCTGTTTCTAGACCCACTAAATTTGATCCAGTAAAAGGCAGTCTTGCTGAGAAAGCTTTAGCAATTAGACAAAAGACTTTTCCTAATTCTCAATTAGCTCCTCAAGGTCGTGTTCACTCTAACGACAAAGACGCACCTGAGATGATGACAGGCGATGCTTTAGAAAAGAAGTATAAGAATCTATCTTGGTACGACGCTACGTCCTCTGCGCGTGCAAACGTGGGTGCTATGACTGGTAACCAAGAATTATTAGATGCTGTAAAGCTTTCTAAGAATAATCCACAAACTCCTGCTATGGCGACAGCCGCAAAGCTAGGACTAAAAGAGCCAGACAAACCATACTATGCTTTATTAAATCCATCTAATGGTAAAGGTGTAGAGATTACTAAGGACATGGTTAATATCGGTAACTTAGCTAATAATCCTTCTGGTATAAAAGACGTTGTTAAGTCTGTGGACACGCCTAGACTTTATGGTGCTAGATCAACTGGTACAGTTAAAGGTGCTACGAAAGAGATTTTAAAGCAAGCAGGATTAACTAAACCTACTCCTGAAGAAAGAGCTAAGGCTACAACACTTGCTAAGAACTTAGTAAATAACTTTAAAGAAACGCCTATTGCGCAATTTGAAGAAAAGTTTAAGCTAATGGCTAAAGAAATGCCTAACAACTTCGTTTACACTAATCCTGTAAGTGGCTTTAGGATGGCTTTCCAAAAGCATGCAGTAGAAACTTATAGGCCAGAGATGACCGATTCAACTGGCAAGAAATTCCGTATGACGGTTCAAACACCAGGTAATCCTAGCTTAGCTCAGTCTCGCAACTCTACAATGCCTTTATTTGTGCAGTCTTTTGACGCGGCAGTAAAGGACTATGTAACGGTTTCTTTAAATAATCCTTACACAAAGCACGATGCGTTTGCTGTACCACGATCTGTTGGTTCACGTAATGGTCTTCCTAAGTCTGTTGAGAAACTTAAAGCAACTGTAGCAGAGGCCTATACAAAAATTAATAGAGCTAATCCTATTGGTGACCTTGCAAAGCAAATGAAAGCGCAATGGGAAAAGCAAATTGGTAAGAATGTTCGAGTAGGTGGGACAACTAAAAATCCTACTTATAAATTATACACAAGATCTGATTATGAGAAAACAGTTAAAAAGATCAACAACGCTCTTAATAACTTTTTCCCAGGTAATAGACCTCCATCTATTTCCATTCCTCCAAATACAGATCACTTAGAATTAGAATAAAAGGTAAGTATGAAACTTCTACGAAAAGCTGACTTTGTTTCTAGTAATGCGGTAAATGCCACAAACATTTTCCAAATGCTATTAACAGAAAATGATGGCACTATCCAAATAGACTTAGGTAATAACATGAGAGCAGGAATGCAGTTGATGCCTACGTCTGACGAGGAATTAGCTGCTGATCCTTCGCTAGATGAATACCTTTTTTATGATTTTATTTTAAATGAAGAAGAGAAAACTATTCTAATGGACGAGGACACTACAAGTTCTTATCCATTAGATATGATTGAAGATGTTATTGAGTATAGACTTAATAAGATAGCAGACTCAATAGAGTAATGTAGTACCATTTCCTTTAGTAAGTTAGTTATATCCGCGATTCCTTATCTATCCCCCTTTTGTTACGAATATGAAGTGTACCCTCAATACATTTCAATTCTTAATCAAAAGAAAGGAAAATAAATCATGGATGAAATGCAGAAACAAATGCATGAAATGATGGATAAACTAACTGCCCACGAAGCGTCTATTGACAAATTGTGGGAACACTCGAAAAGGAAATCGCATATGTATGAAATACCTGAAATTACTAATGTCTTTAAACCTGCAGGTGGAGTTGCCGGAGGCTATGGCATGGACGGCTTTGGCGGTGGTTTTGGCGGCGGTGGTATCGTTGCTGGTCTACTTCTAGGCGCTTTGTTTGGCCGTAACGGTGGCTTCGGCTATGGTAACGGAGATGGAGCCGGTAATGCTGTGAATCAAATCGCAACAACCGAAGTTTTAAGTAAACTTGGCGACATTCAAGGATCTATTCCTTTGACTGCGTCACAAACTCAAAACGCTATTCTCCAGCAAAGCAATCAAATTTGCCAAGGTTTAAACCAATTAGGCAATACAGTAATGGCTGGATCTACTAATAACTTACTAGCTACTAAAGATTTATCTACACAAGTAGCGCAAGGTAATGCTGTAATTCTTCAAGCAATCGCACAGTCTGAGGTTCAAAATCTACGAGATCGCTTAGCGACTCTAGACGCGAGCCATCGTGCTTTAGGAACTGAAGTTAACGTTACTCAGAACGTAAATCAAATGCAGCAACAGCAGCAAGCTCAAGCACAGTTGAACGGTATTAGCACATTGCTAAATACTGCTTTACCTTTAATTTACCAGCGCGGTACTAACGACCAGATTAACATCGGTTCTGGTACAATGTCTGGTAACAGTGCTAACAACGCTAACACTGCAATTAGATAATACAAGCTTCTTGAAACTCGAAAGGGTTGAAGCTTGGGGGAGTGAATTCCCTTAGGGTTTCCAGAGGAGGTTGCGAGATCTCCTCTGTTTAACTCAAGTGAGATACTTGATACAATACTAAGTATGACGTATCTTTCTTAGCAATAATTTTACGAGGTAAATTATGCCAATCCATCACATTATACCAAGATGCTTAGGCGGAACTGACGACCCTTCGAACTTAATTGAGCTATCATATGAAGAGCACGTAGAAGCGCATCGTATATTGATGCTTGAAAATCCTTCTCACAAAGGGTTGGCTATGGCTTATTATATGATGAGTGGTCAAAAGTCAATTGGTGCTAGTTTAGGTGGACAAATAGGTGGAGCTGCAGGTAAAGGAAGAAAACAATCTCCTGAAACTATAGCAAAACGAGTTAAAGCTGTAACTGGCATGAAAAAGAAGCCACACACTGGCGATTTGTCTAGGTTTACAAATAAAACCTTACGAACAAAAGAGAAACACCATGCTTATGATCCAGTCTTATATAATTTCCATCATAAAGATGGTTATACTGTCTCAATGACAAAACAAGATTTCTGTAGAACGTATAATGTTGCTTCAGGCAATCTTGCTAAACATTTTAATGGAAAACATAAAACAGTCAAAAGTTTTGTGGTGGAGAAATAAATGGAAACAATTATTCAAAAGGCCTTAACAGCTCCAGTTGAAGCCGTTATGGGCTCTACAGTGCCAACCTATCGCTTTATCATCTCTACAGACGATGAAGATCGCGATGGTGACATCGTAAAGCAGGATGCTTGGGAATTAGAGGAATTTAATGCCAATCCAATCTGCTTACTTCAACACGATCACAAACAACCAGTTGGTCGTTGGTCAAACATTCAGACGCGTGCTCGCCAAAAAGGCGGGTATGAAACTGTTGCCGACCTCACATTAGCACCTCCAGTATCAGATGTTTTACGATACGCGAATGCTCTAGTTGAGAGCGGAATCTTAAACGCCACTTCTGTTGGCTTTGGTGTCAAAAACTTCGAAAAACGAAAAGACGCTCAAGGTCGCCCACGGAAAGGCATGATTGTGCATAAAGCTGTTTTACGTGAGGTATCTCTCGTATCAGTGCCAGCAAATCAAAACGCTCTAAGGATCGCTAAATCCTTGGAAATTAGTAACGATGTAGTTAAGACCTTTGTATCTATTGACGGAGTCGATTCCGACATTGATGTTGATGATGATACACCTTTGCCAAGTTCATTGGCGCTTCAAAAGGCTCAAGACCTTCTCGCTAAAGATGCGATTAGCACTAACTCAGTATTTAACAAACAAGTTAAAATCACTGACCCTCAATTACTAGCTGCTTATGAAAAAGCGGTTAGTGTTTTAAAAAGTAAGGATTAACATGTCTAACATTTCTACAAAAATTGAAGCTGCAAAATCTGCAATCGCTGAAAAGAAATCTGAGTTGGCTAAACTAGCCGAAGCAGCTGCTAACGGTGAAGATGTAGATGCTTCTACTCTAGAGCAACTAACAAAGTCTATCGAAGATGACCAAGCTAAAATGGCTTCTTTAGAGAAGGCTGAGCAAGTATTGGTGCAGAAGTCTGCTCCAGCATTTGTTCGTAACAAATCAGCAAGTGAGTATTCTTTCGAGAAGCAAGCTCTAGTTGCTGTTAAAGCTAAAGTTGAAGGCATGAGCCAATTGGCTGCTGCTGAGGCTCTATACGGCCAAGACTCTGGCGTTTACGCTGTAACTAAAGCAGCTACTCCAGAAGCACGCACTGACGTTGCTGGTTGGGCTCAAGAATTAGTTCGCGAATCTTATGGTACATTCCTTGAGTTGCTACGTCCAGCAGCTTTGTTGCCACAGTTGGCAGCTAAAGGTGGCGTATCATTGTCATTCGACAAGAACAACGAAGTAATCATTCCATTCTATGCTGGTTCTACAACTGCATTGGCTGGTGCTTTCATCGGTGAAGGTCAATCAATTCCAGTTAAGAAGACATCTTTCGGTAGCAAGACTATCAAGTCAAGCAAGTTAGGTGTAATCACTGTTGCAACTTCAGAGATCCTTCGCAAGTCTACTCCTGCGATCGAGCCAATCCTACGTGACGCTATCATTCGTGATACAGCAGCATTGTTGGATTCAGTAGCATTCTCTAACGCTGCTGCAACTCCATT